AGGTAATGAAAGAATAGATATTTTTGCAAGGAATACTAGAGAAGGGTGGGATGTTTGGGGAAACGAAATTAAAGAAGAAACACAAAGGAAAATTTATGGACTTTAAAGATATAAAAACATGGGGAGTATTGCTCTCAATTATAGCAGCTATTGGTGGTGGTTTTTCCAAGTTTGGAGAAATCTCTAATCGCTTAGCTGTGCTTGAGAAAAAATCAGCTCCTGACATTAAACCATTGACAGCAGACATTGCCATTAACAAAGCAGAAATAGCAGTATTAAACGCTAAAGTTAATGAAATGAAAGCTAGATCAGACAACCCACTAGGACAATAAGATGCCAAAAAAAGCAGATTTAGATAAAGAAATTAAGTTTATAGAATACTTTACGGAAGGCAAGTATGCAGGTAATGCAACTCAATCAGCTATTGCGGCAGGTTGGGATAAAGACAAAAAACCTGCCCAGATGGGAGCTTACTTGAGAAAAAAACTTAGCGCAGAGATTAGAAAGAAAAACGAAGAAAGGATTGCTAATACAAGTGGTACGGCTATTTCAGTATTAAAAGACTTACTGCTTTCAGAACAAGACTCTGTTCGTTTAAACACAGCAAAACTTATCTTAGAACTAGGATCTTTCTCTAGTCAAACTATAAACTTAAATGTAGATAATACTCATCAGAAATCAGATGAAGAACTTGTTTCAGAACTTAATTCATTGGTAAAAGCTATACCAGGTTTAAACAGTATAGGCACAGAAAGTTTAAACACTACAGATGATGAGATTGAGCAAGAAAACAATAAGCTCAGTAAGAAAAAACAGGAAATAGTCAAACACTAATTTTCTTCTTTCTCTGCTTCCAGTATCGCTAAACCTATCTGATAAGCAATCTGCGGCACAATAGCGTTACCTAATCCTTTAATTCTGTCCACTCTATTGGATATCCCATTAACCACTCTACCCACTCTGGGTTCAACGCTCCACCAATTTTCGTTTTTATATTTACTGAGTCTGCTAGATTCAGACTGTGAGAGTCCTTCCCATCTTTTGTCAATCTTCTTCCTTTCTCGTTTAGTTTCATGTTTGGGTGTTCTATCTCCTGTGTCGTTGGTGTCGGCCACATTTTCTGTTTCTCCTCGTACAGAATTGCATCTGACAGTTTTGCTCCGAAGGTGTTTTCCGGCTTGTTCTTCTTGCGCAGAATATAACTCCCTGTCTTTGTTTTCTCCACTCGGCTCGATTGCTCTCCACCCTCTACACAATTTACTGTCGGAGTAGGCCACAATCCAGACTCTATATCTTTGGTGTGGAGCGTTGACTGCTGAAGCTGGAATAATAAACGATTGGACTTCGTAACCTTCGTTTTCCAAGTCAGTACACACTTGTTCGAATACCATGCCTTCCTGGATTGAAGTAAGATTCCTGACATTTTCGCCAATAACCCATCTTGGTTTCGATGCTTTGATGACTCGTAACATTTCTGGCCAGAGGTGGCGATCATCTTCTGTGCCTTTTCTTTTACCTGCAACGGAGAAAGGTTGGCATGGGAATCCTCCAACAACGACATCTGCTTGTTCTTGTCCTTCATAATTTCTAATATCTCCTGTTATCGGTACATTCGAAAAGTTTTTTGCTAATACTTTCTGACACCATTTGTTATTTTCTACAAATTGGACTGTTTCAAATCCACCTGTAGACTCTAATCCTAAACTAAATCCACCTATGCCGCTAAATAAATCAATAACTTTCATAGTTCATACTTAGGATCGTGGTACAATCCTTTCTCTGGTTTGCGTTTTAGCAATCTCACACGCACTTCACTAGGTTTAAACGACACAGTTTCTGGTAATCTTTCGCTATCTTTGACCACTTTATCTATAGCTTCTTGCTCTGATTTAGCGCCAATAGCTCCTGAAAAGGTAATTGTGGCCCTATAACAATAGTAATTCTTTTTCATGTATCACCTGTTTCAAATATTACAAATCTCACAAGAACCTTGATCTTCATCATACATTTCGTATTTCACACCAAATTCTTTTTCTAAATCTTTTATAAATTTTAATTGATGCTGACCAAACTCAGTATTAAATTCCTCTGTTTGTTTTTTCTTACTAGCCAATAAACAAGGATAACAACCTACTCTATTTGACCCCTCATCATACAAAGAGTTATGATCCCAACCATAATCTTTGATGTGTTCAAAGCAATCATCAGTAGACCAATCTATAATTGGGAATCTTAAACTAACATTTCTATCTAGCATTTTTGGGTAATCAGGAAAGACATTTTTATAAGAATGTATTTCTGCTGAATCTAAATCTCCATATCTTTTTTTTCTTTGGTGGCTCTCATCTGATCTTATTCCCAACCAGCATTGTGCTTTTCTTTTATCGTAAAAACCATTTTTTCTGAACCAAGTCTTAATGTTATCTCTTTTAAATTTTCTAGTGCAATATCTAGCCATTCTGTGTGGGAAACCTTTACCCCTAGATAATTCTTTTCTAATATAATCTATCATTGTTGGATAATCATCTGATTCTGTATACTGTATCTTTAACCCTGTCTTTTGTTCAATATAATCAAGGTATTTATAAGTTTTTGGGTGATCCCAACCTGTGTTGTAATGTAGAGGTATTATTTTTTCTTTGTCAAAATGCTGTAATGCAAGTATTAAAGTAGCTGTACTATCTTTCCCACCTGAAACAGGCACTATAATCTCGCTATCTGTTAGGATATGCTTAAATGTTCTTTTTGCAAATTCAAATTTCTGTTGACTCATGTATCACCTATTTTAGACAGAGAATCCTGTTCCAGATCATAAATCATGTGGGATATTACAGCATATTCTTTAGTAATTTTTTTATATTCTGACTCTTTCATATCCATAATCGAACACTTAGTTCTGTCATCGTATATAAAAACACCTTTATTACAATGATTACAGTCCTCTATAACCTTGTTGAATGTCGTATATCCAACTCCCTGGCAAAAAGGACAAGCGCTTATTATGTTTTCTAGCAAGGCGCAGCGGACTATTTTCTCAGGCGTTTTAGGATCTAAGTTTTTTATGTTTTGTAATACTTTATTTGATTCATTATTAAAATGTTTAAACAACCTGTCTAAAGCTGCGCCATCATCTAAATATTTCATAAGCAAGAAATCTGTTTGATTTTGACTTAAATTTGAGTAAGAAAGTATGACTGATATATCTTCTGGTGTAATTGCATCGTGAGATTTTCCTGATCCCACGCTACTCATGTCTAATGATTTTGGCAGTAAAGAAGATAACATTTCTACTTTCATAACTTCCAAACCCTATATATTACTTCTTTGAGCCTTCTGTTTCTATGATAGATTTTTTCTACCTCTCTAAAAGCTACATTAAACACACCCTTTCTCCAACCATAACCTCTAACAGCATCAACTACTTTGTAATCATTTGTTAAAAAACTGTCATCTTTTTTCATACTAAGCATAGTTTCTATGTATTCTTTGTACTTTCCTCTACCAATAATTGGTTTATTTTTTTCTATTTTAATCATTTACTCTCCCCAAATACCACTCTAAAATCTCCTCTTGTGTTCCATACCTCTTTTCGAACTCCCTATTTCCTAAGAAATGTATGCCTTGCGCCCCTTGGTGGTGCATATGGCATAGTCAAAGAGGGATAAAGTCTTTCGACTTTAACCCCATTCCTCCCCCAGTTACATGATGTATCGTTGCCGGACTAAAAAGATTATATTCTCTCCGGCATATGCAGCAGCCATGTTCAATAGCTTTGGCATAAGCAAGTTTAGTTTCTTTGTTTGGTTTCTTCGCCAATGTAATACTCCTTTAACATTTCGTTAGCAAATTGACTTGGTATGTGATTCTCATCAACAAGAATTTTATATATTTGTCGCTTACTTCTTGTTTCATTAAATTTTTCAATTAACTCTAATGTGTTGAAGTAAATTTCGTTATTTGAACTCATCTCTGTTCTCCAAGTAATATTCGGCAAATTTCTTCTTGCCATCTTTGTTTTTTACTAGTTTTGTTTCAATAGAGTGTCCATCTGCCCTAAGATCATTGATTCTACTCGCTAATCTAAAGCATTTGTACTTGGACAAAGCTATTAAAGGGTTCATTTTCCTACCTTTTTTGAGATCCTTCAAGATCAATTCACATTGTGTTGCCATTTTATACTCCTATTTAACTTAATTCTTGATAAAACTTCATTTCTCTTTTGTTTTTGCTGTTGATACTTCTAAACATATCACACCAAATTTCCCTGGCTTTAATCTTGTGGCGCAAAGCTATGTATAATTTTTTAGCTTCTGCTATCTTTTCTATGTACGCAACAACTTCTCCTTGCGTGTTTGCTATAGCTTCTTTCTCTTTTAAGGTCATCTTTACCTCTTTTAGATTAATAAAGGCTAAATCTCTCTCATATTTCATCTCAGAAACGAGTTTTTCATACTCTGCTTCTGCTTCTCCTAACGCTTGGCCCATGATTGAGATATCATGGATCATTTTTTCTAATTCCTGATCTCCTAATTTAAGCATTGTCTAGTCCTATAAGTTTGTTTTTTAAATTCTGCGGCAGTTCTCCCATTCTTTTCTGTGTAGATTTTTGTTTATATAATTCTACAAATCTTAACTCAAGGTTACGATAATCTTTTTCTAAAGATGTTCTCCTAAGTCTTTCCCCTCCCATCAGTTTAAACACCTCCAAAGCAATATTGTCTTTGACCTCTACTCCATTGAAAAAATTAGAGAATGTTTCGATTATAGGCAGATTGACATTAGGTAAATGTTTACAAATATCGCAAACCTGGGGTTTCCATTCTCCAGAATGAGTATGTGAAACAAGTGCTTGTATCGAATCATGCAAAGAATGATCTTGTAATGTGAGCCAAAACAAACCTTTTTGTACTTGATTTAACTTTTTTTGTTTAGGATATGCTTCATCAACCATATTCATAAATGCTTTAAATTCTTTTACTTCCATTTTACTCTCTTTTGTTGTATAAAAATAAATTTATACTTAAATATATATTTAACTGTGTATATATTTCAATAAAAATACTTACAAACTTATATATATATTTATATATTATATTAATATTATAATTAATTTATAATAATTTAAAAGTTTATGCAATCATTTCTTGAAATAAATCAAAATTTACATTATTCTTTATATGTGGCTAGGGGATTTTAGGCTCTCATCAACCTTTACCGATCCTCTAGCTTATTTAACAATTTTTTACGAGGAAATTACGATGGAAAAATATTTAGTTTTAGAAAGAGATGGAACAGGACAATGGCAACACTACAGAGTAGTGTCCATATCCAGAGGAGGACTAGCGAAAGATGTGGCAGAAAGTCTTTGCGAAAGTTTAAACAAGGCTTCAACAACAGAGTTTCACATAGTTGTTGCTGCGCCTTTTGTTGAGGAGAAATAATCATGGCTAAGTTTGAATACACAAAAGAACAGGAAGAATTTAACAAAAAATACTCTCTTACAGACAAAGATTATTGGCCTTGTCATGGTAAACCGGTCATTTTACATAGCGCTTGTGAGAAAGTTGCTATAAAAGATGGTATAAAAAGCCTGGATTTAGAGATAATTGAGATCAATTCTGAAAAACGAATAGCTGTAATCAAATGCAGCGGTAAATTAAAAGACAGAACTGAGGTCAGTTTTGGAGAATCTAACCCTAAAAACACCATGTCGGCATATCCTGTCGCTATGGCAGAAAAAAGAGCCAAAGATAGAGTAATACTAAAGCTCGTTGGCATGGGTGGTCTTATCTATTCTGAATCAGATGTGGTTAAAAACAAAGATGGTAAGTGGGATTTTGCTGATGAAGTTGACTCTTTTGAGATGACAACAGAAGAAGAACTAGCGAAAGCAACAGCAGAACTCAAAAAAATGGAGAAAGCTAATGAAGAATCTAAATCTTAGAAGTAGTAGCTTTCTTAATCACACCATTGGTTATTACACCCCCAGGAGAGAAATGCTCGAATGGGATCTAAAGGGCGAAAGAAAGCCCATAACCAATGATTATCAGATTAAAGCCATGAATAAAGGCATAAAGCATGAAAAACATGGAATTGCTAAATGGGTGCAATTAAACAAAGAAATACCTAGTTATATACTCAAAGATCAAAAGAGTTTTGTAGTGGATAATTGGCTTAATTTAGACCAAGAAGAAACTATTAGTCTGAGTAGTACCCCTGATGGCATTTCAAAGGATTTTAGCACCATTTTAGAGGTTAAAACCACAAGAATGGCTAAGTTTATGTTCAAAGAGTTTCCGAAACATTATTTACCACAAATTTATGGTCAAATGATGGTCTTGAACATGTCTGGGCATAAAGTCCAAAAAAGCCACTTGATTAATTTTAGTACCATTGGGAGTAAAGTTTGGGAGGTGGACTATAATCAAGGTTTTATTGATTATATAACATCACTTCTCAAAGAATACTCTCTTGCGCTATTAAGCGGCAACATAGAGGATCTCTCGGAAAAGCCAGAAACTTACGAGGGAGATATTTTGGAAGAAAGTGTAAGATTAATTTATGAGGACAAATAAATGAGCTTATTAAATAAAATAGAAGGATATTGTTTAAACGAAATTAAACAAATAGGCACAACAAAACCAATAGATGAAAAAAACAAAGCGAGAGTAGAAATAGCTGAAGAAATATTGGCTATGATACAGGAGAATAGAGATGAAACATAATGTAAAATTATTTTTTAGTGATAAATATGAGGATATAACTAATCTTTTTTATGCAAAAAGAAAAGAATTAGCTAAAAAAACAACATCTGGCAACCCTCCTCCTTATCTAAACAATGGCAAGTTTAAACCATACAAGAAACCAATCGTTCTAAGTCCAGATAAAACTTACAATGTGGCTATGTGGTTTAATGAATCTACAGAAACTGATGATAATGGAAATGAAATTATTAAAAGAGATTGCAATATTTCCTTTGAAGAAGTTGAGGACAAGAAAGAAAGCCAAGGAAACAACAATTACACTAAAAAACAGAGCAATCAAGGGCAAGATGAAAGCATTTTTGGACAAGAAAGCGACAACGAAGTACCTTTTTAATCAACATGGAGAAACAAATGAAAGATTTAAAAAAGAAAATGAGTAATTGTTTTATAACAAAAGATTATAAACTGTTTACAAAAACTAAGGGCAACAGACCAATAAATCTTGCTCATGTAGAAAAGATAAAAAAAGCCATAGCAAGAAAAGATTTAAAATTACCAATACTTATTACCAAGAAAATGCAAATAAGAGATGGACACCACACTTTTCAAGCAAGAATGGAGTTAGGTTTAGAAATATACTGCATAGTATTAGATTCTGATGATGCTTTTGATATGGCTCTGTTAAATTCTAATAGATCAAGCTGGTCATATAATGATTATTTAAACTTTTTCTGCACATATCAGAAAAAAAATTATATAACATTGAGATCCAAAATTAACGAATACAATATGCCTATTCAAGAAACTATTTGTATATTTGTTAAACAAATTAGGTTGAGTAAAGACCACATGGAAGATTTTAAAAATGGTGAATTTAAAATACCAGATGGCGCAACATTTTATTTTGATAGAATAGCAAAAGAAATAAGAGATATAAATAATATTTTAGATGAAACAAAAAAAATAAAGAGAGGTTTTATTAGAGCCTATCTCGTTGCTGTAAAATGTCCAAATTGGAATTTTTTAAGATTTAAGGCAGCTATGAAATCAAGAGGAAGTAAGGTTTTGGGATCAGAAACAACAGAAGAACATATTGCTCAATTTCAAAACATTTTTAATAGCGGCTTAAAGTCAGACAAAAAAATAAAATTAAGTAGATTTTTTGAAGATAAAGAGTACGAAGGGAAGAAAGCAATTAATTAAAATTAAGGAGAAAATTTTATGCCTGAGAAAAATACTAAATGGTGGATAAAACATTATGCTAAAAACTCAGAAAAGATCAAAAAGAAAGCTAAGTTGTCCTATAATTCCATGCCAGAAGATGATAAAAAGAAACTTTTACAGAAGTTAAGGGATAGAACTGCGCAAGAAAGCCCAGAAAAACGAGCAGAAAGGCTAAAAAAGGGCAGAGAAAGGTATTTAAAATCAAGAAATGATCGGTTAGCATACCAAAAAAGCTACAACGAACAGAAAAAAACAAAAGAAATGCTACTAGAAAGCAAAGTTAGGAAGCTAGAAAAGAAATTAAAGCAGCTTACAAGCGCCAATGAGGAATAATTATGTCAAAAGGAAGCCGGAATCGTATCAAGGATCAAGCCAAATTTAACAAAAATTTCGATAAGATATTTAACAAAGAGTCTAATTTATCTGAATTAAACATAGAATTTGCTTGTTATTGCAATAAAATACAGGAAATTAGAGA